ACTATCCCCCTTAGAACCCTCCAATCTTTCTTTAATAAATTTTATTCCTTCAAAAGCACTCTCAGGGTTTTTCAAAATCTTGGCGGCCTCTTCTTGTATAACACTTCCGGGTGTACTTATGCCTTGTTCTATTTTATTCAAGAATGTAGGTGGTTCTGGATATTTTTTTACATAGTATCCATCTGGTCCAACTTCACCTGGTCCTGCATCAAATGCATATTTTAATCCTCTTGATATAGCCCTTGGTGATATAATAACAGGTTTTGATAATGCTTTATTACTATTAAAAACTAAATCCGATGGTCTATCGGCAGAACCTTTAACCAATCCTCCTACCTCATTTCCTATTAGTGCGCCAACAGCATTCGGAGAAGATGCTAATAAAGCTGCTTTTCGTGGTATATTTATTAATCCTTGAGATTCTATAAATACTTTACCACCCTCTCCTCCGTATATTTCGGTTTTACGACTTTTGAATAAATCTAAAATAGTTGCCATTTAACCCATATGTGTTTAGTATAAATATGGTGTTATCTAAAATATTAAGGATTTACTTTCCAGGTGCTTTCTGACCTTTGTTGTTATTACTATAGTTCACTTGTGCAGTTGCTAATGTTTTTCCATCAACTTTTAACTGAATAGGAGCCTGTTTAGTAGTTGCATATTGATACTGTGCAGCCGCTATAACTTCCATTGCTTTAGTTAATTCAAGCATAGCTTTTGTATTTGTATTTATAGCTTTTAATTCAACCAAAGCTGCGTCCGAACCTGTTATTGCCTTACTACTCGTACTAACGGTCTTTTGAGTCGTTGCTGCACTTATAGGGTAAGTACCACCAGCTGCAGCAAATGCTGTCATTCTTACCCATGGTAAATCATTCAAAGCGTTTACATTGTTAAATGTTATACCAGCCATTTCAGCTAAAGCGCTTGATAAATTTCTAACAGAATTAGCTACCATATTTAACTGATTTGCTTTGTTAGAAAATTCAGTTAATTTGCTGAATATATCTCCACCACCGCTGCCGGTTAAAAAACTAATGCCACTACTTATCGCGCCACCTATAGATGATACAACTTGTCCTCCTGTAAATGTAGCCAAACCTGCGGCTACAGCTGTTAGTCCTGCGCCTAATGTAAATAAATTTTCTGCGGGTAAACTTGATAATTTATAGATACTGTCTGTTACAGTAGTTATTACTTCTGATATGCTAGAACCAACACTTGTTATAACATTACCCATTCCTTCAAATATTGCAGTTATTACTGGCCCCGCGGCATACATTGCTTTGACAAAAGTATCACCTACTATTGAAGCAAGACCTAATAATAAAGGTGTTAATGCTTTTATACCCGGTGCTGCTATTTCCAATGCTTTAGCTATACCCATAGCCATTCCAACTATAATTAAGCCAGCTGGTAGTCCAAACAGAGGAGTTGGTGTTGCCATAGCGTTTGCAAAAGCTAATAAGCCGGAGGTCATTCCTTGAAAAAATCCACCGATAGCTTGTCCAGCTCCCGTACCTATTGATTTTAATAAATTACCTATACCAGCTCCTAAGTTTGATAAAAATCCTCCAATACCGGTAGTTCCTGCTGGTGCTGCACCCGCACCTCCCATTGCTCCTGCTCCTCCTGCTAATCCACCACCGGCGCCACCCATTGGGGCTGCTCCAGCTGCTCCTCCACCAAATTTAAATAGATTACCAAGTCCTCCAAAAATTTTACCAAAACCACCACCTGCCATTGCCGCAAAAAGACCAGCTCCTAAAGCACTACTTAATGCTGGTATTATATTTTCGGTAAATGATTTTTCAACATCTAATTTAGCTAAGTCTGCTATAGATTGTGCATAAGTATCCGTGGCTTTCCATGCTCTATCCATAGCTCCCTCTAAATTTCTATTAGCAACATCTAATGCTGCCTGATTCAATTGGTATTGATTGTAGAAATCAGAATTTAATATTTCTTTTTGTATTTCTTTGTCAAATTGTATTTGGGCTTTTGCATCTTTTGCTTGTATAACAGCACTACCAAGTGCTATTTCAGCTTTTTCTGCCATCTTTTTTGCAGCAAATTCTGATCCAGCTGCTTTAGCATCAGAAGCTTTTAATTCACCCGGCTCTTTCATTTTTCCAGTCAACAAAGATGTCATAGTACCAACATCCATTCCACCTAAAGATTGAGATAAAGCTTCAAGTTGGAATTGATTCATTTCTTGAATATCCAAACCCTGTGCTTGTAAAGACTGAATAGCTCCTTTGTAATCACCGGATGCCATTTGTGCACGAACCTCAGATAAATCAACTTGTTCTCCTAGTAAAGAACTTAACTGCATTTCTGCTTTTATACTGTCTTTATAGTTTAGAACCATACTCTTTCCAGCATTTGCTACTTCTTGGAAAGAAACACCCATACTCGATACAGCTGCTGCCTGCTTTATCAAGTTAGAAGTATTTTTAATACCGTATCCTAACATACTTTTAGCCGAACCTGCAACCTCTTGCATTAAATTGTCTAATGGTATATTTGAAGATTCTGCTAACGCGGTCATTCCCTGTTGCATATTCATTGCCGCAGTTTCACTCAATCCATCTAACTTTATAAAAGATTTATTTATTTGTGCAATAGATTCGGCTGAAACTCCCGTCCTCTTTTCCATCAGTGCCATTGTAGCAGCAGTTTCAGCTGATGGCATTTGACCCATTACAACACCCGCTTGCTTAATATTATTAGCAACATCTTCGGCACTAACTCCTGCGGCTACTAACTGAGATTTAGCATACCCAACACTACCAATACCTTTTCCGAATAATGCAGTTTTTGACGTTGCAGCAAACTGCATTGCACCCTGTTGTATTTCAACATTTACTCCTTGTAAAACACGTCTGTATTCTGCACTTCCTTTAGTTTGTAAATCGTTTACTTTTTTAACTGCTTTTGATCGTTCAAATTCACTTTCAACGAGCATTTTATTTATCTCTAATCTCGTTTTGTCAGGTATAAATTTAGTATCAAACTTAATCTTAGCTACATCACGAGCAGTTTCTATTGTACTCTGACTTATTTCGTTGAGAGCTTGTATTTTTGCTTGGGGAAATGCAAGAAGATATTTACCAGCCAAAGAACCAACAACAGCACCCAATGCAGCCATTGCTACTGTAAATGCTTTGCCACCTTCTTCGGCTTTTTTAATTACTTCGGATATTTCACTCATGACTGGAAGATGACTACCCATTCTGGCCATCATATCTTCCATTATATTAAATGCTTCTGCCGTTTTACTTGCCGCCGATCCGAGTTGTACCGTATTATCGGCTAAAGCTTTAAATAGTTCTAAAAGTTGCTCTCCTTTTTCTCCCATGTTAGTTAAAGATTCGAGACTTTCCATATAACCAGCTTTTGCTTTAGCTATAGCAAGATTTGCTTTTTCTTGAGATAAACTACCTTCACTAACGCGTTGTACAGTATTTGCTACAGATGTTTCATATTTTTTATAATCTGATAATGCTTTTTGTAATAATTTTTGTCTATCAGCATCTTTTCCCGCAGCTTCACTTGATAAACTAGCTACTTCTGCTAATATAGCTTTTTGAGTTTGATAATGACGTGATATTAATTCACCACCTTCACTTTGCTTTCCAATTTTTTCAGCTATACTGCTGTATATTTCATCCGCTTCACCTAAAGATTCTACTTGTCTTTGTAAGTTTTTATTAAACTTTTCAGTTCTTTTTGCAATTCCCTCCTCTATTTTAGCTTGTTGTTCTAATTTTTCTAAATAAGCTCCTTGTCTTTCTATTTTTCTTTCTAAGAATGCTTTTCTACGCTTTTCATCATTTGTTATGGCAGCACCTTTCCTTCTTATCTCCTCATATTGTTCGGATAATTTTTGATATTTTTCACGGATGGCATCTAAATTTTTTAAATCATCCTCAGAAACAGTAATAGGTTTAGATGTTTTTGCCATTTAAATTTAAACTTTACTCAAGTTTTATTCCCATTTTTTTAGCAATAGATTCCAATTCAGAGGTATCTCTTCCATTTTTTTTCCTAATATTATAGGTTATTTTAAGTGAATCTATTATAGATTGTTCCAAATCTTTCCACGCTTTTCCCACTTCAGGATTAGCTTTTACTAACTTATCGTAAACTGTTTCTTCTTTACCTTTAAGTTTAGAAGAAAACCAAGTTTTGAATAGTTGGATAAGTCCTGCTTCTGTTATTCTTAGTTTTTTCGGCATATTATTACTCATATTCTATAAATATAAGTTCAAAACAATTATCGTCTAATAGATTTAGATTTTGCCGATTTGGTAGCCTTATCTATTTCATTTTTTTCTTCCTTCTTTGCCTCTAATAATTCTCTCCAATAGAACTCTCGTAATTTGGTTGGCATATAATATAAATCATTCCAATTAAATCCTCCATTGGAATAATAAACCATTTGAAAAATCTTCTTATGAAGGTATACTGAATAATCACTCGGTAGGATAAAAAAAGCCAATTCCAAATGGAATCTTTAGCGCCTCCGTTTCGCCTGTTACCGGTGATGTATAATCAAATGTTAAGTCTAAATCAGGTGTAATTTTTCCTATGTATTTCCTAAGTTCTTTACTATCACCTGCTAATAATTGATTTGAAACAAAATTACTGATATAACCAAAGTCTCTGTTTCCATCTACCTCTGTGATAACCCTTCTCCATCTCGTTGTTATTTCATTACTTTGTTTTGTAGCCTTCTGACTGGCTTCAATATCTTTATTAATAGATATTTCATCACCATGTGTTAGTATTTTAAACTTTACAACAACTTTTGATATCGGTAATTGAAATTCGTATTCATTTTGTCTATTTAAAATACTATCATCTATTTCTTTAACTTTTATTTTGGATAAATCTATACTAACCTCAGTAGGTTCATTATCTTCAGGATCATTTATGTTAACTTTATATTCTGGTCCAAAAGCTAATATACGAGAAGAAATTAAGATTGCATTCTTATCACCTATAATTAAATCATTTACATTTACACCAGGTTCAACAACTATTGCTTCCAATAATTTGTCCAATTGAATACCTTTTTTAATAAGAGATGTTGATGTTAAAATATCTTCTTCTTTTGCAGTCATTAATTTGACTGTTACTTCTCCCTTTGAAAGAGGATTAGTTTCAGTATATACCAATCCTTTAGATGGTAAAGATATTACTTCTACTGGAAATGGAAATGATTTTTTAGGTTGTGTGGGTTGTACTCCTAATCCACGTGTAACCTGTTGTTCAATAGATTTTTCTTCGTTCATAACTTATGTTTTATGTTTATATATAAGTATATAAAAATAAAAAATCTCCCCACCACTGGCAGAGAGATTTTGTTTTTAACTCTAAAAAAGGATTAGTATTCGAGAATTGCGTAGTCGTAAGACAAGGTAACTTCAATACTCATTACATCGTTACCAGCCCAATCCATATCTCCAAAATTTGCTGAAGTTATGAATGCACCTTTTAGTGTCCACAATTCAACTACATCACCAACAGGACCCAACATTTTAAAGTTGATGTCTTTCTTATAGAAAGCTGCGTATCCATCACGACCTGTTAAAGATTCATGAGACTGACGAACCCACTCCATTACTTGTTGTGCACCAGAAGGAACAATCGGGTCATAGAGAGATATTGTGATATCGTCCCAATTTGTCTTACCCTTAATCTTTCTCTTCACGTTAATGTGGTCTAGCTCTACTACTTCGCTAGTCACAGTTGGACGAGATGCTGTCTTTACAAGATAGGAATCAATTCCATTGATTTCCATGATGAATCTGTTTGAAAGTTTCGGTTCAAAATTCTTGTAAAATATTTTGTCAAACTCTAATACTTCTGCCATTCTATTTTCTGTTTAAGTGTTATTCTTTATTAATAAATATTCTCTTTTTAAAAATTACCCTTCAAAAGTTGCTCCAGTAGGAAGAATATTGAAGTCAATTACTATAAATTCTGCAGTCTTCGTAGGTTGTAAGAAGATTGCACCTTTAAGAATATTCCTGTCAATTACATCAGGTGTATTCAAAGTTTCATCCATCTGTACACGGAATGCGTAGAGACCTTGGCGTTGTTGGATACCTTCTAAGTAAGGATTAACAATGTTGAGGAATCTCTGACGGGTTTCCGATGTGTTTTGTTCGAACACGAGATAACGAGATGCTGATGCGATATACTTACGAACCGTCAACAACAATCTGCGAACATTGATGCGGTCAAGTGCTGATTGCTTATCTTGAAGCGTCTTCTGACCAAATGCTACTATACCTTGTCCAGGGAACTGAGCGATAGGGTTTACTTTTGCTTCGTATAAAGTGTCACGGTCGTTTTGAGTAAGTTTGTTAAGAACAGAGACTGCTCCTGCTAAACCACCACGATTCAAACCTGCTGGTGCGTACCATTCTGCAGTTATTCTATCATTTGCAGCATATACTGCGGGAAGAAGAACTGAAGGAGGAACTGCCATTAATTTATTTGTGTTGGTATTAACTGCCTTAACCCAAGGATAGTAAATTGCTGCGTAGTTACTATCAACTGCCTGTGCTTGTGCGGTAACAGCCGATATGTCAGCATCTTGTTCGGTTGCATCCATTATATAGAATGCATCACCACGATTTTCCACCATCTCAAGAAGGTCATCTACTACAGTTGAATGTAGTGAACGGATAAGACCCGGTGCTACGATTAGATTAACATCATATTCATCAGCGTTAGCTAATGCGTTTATTTGAGTCATATAAGCAGTAGTACCTGAAGAAGTAGCTGTTGAAAGGTCAAAACCTTGTGCGTTAGCTGCTGTAATGTCAGTACCTTTGTTTATTGTAGTGGTGGGATTCATTCCGTTAAAACCACCTTGGAATGCTACTACGAACTGACGTTTTGCCACATCTGTAGAAACAGAACCTGTTAGGGACAAGTTACCACCATTTGATGCATCAAGACCGAATGCCGCGTTAGAACCAGTAGTTGCTCCGGTAGGAATCGGCTTCATGTAAATTTTGTTATCAGTATTGTTGTCTAAATCAATACCACCTGCTACCGTAGAACTTGCTGTTACAAATGTTGCGGTAGGGATACTTGTGTCAAGTGCACTTGCTGATACGAATAATTTGTAAGGAGCGTGTCCGAAAGGAACTGCTGATACAGGTATTTCTTCTGCTGCTACCCAATCGGTATCATTTTCATTCCAACAACGAATATATTTTGACACATTCGGGAAATCACCATACTCAGTTACTTTACCATTGGTGTCAATTGATTTAGAGCGGTTACCAATTACACGAAGAACATAATTAGGAGACGCCGGGTCAAGAGTAACACCAGAATAAGTTTCATATGCTACTTTTCTTTTGTTAAGGTCATCAAACGCTCGTACAGTTATAGTAAATAATCCATAATCAGAACCTTGTACTATACCTGCCGGCTTAATTGCCGAAATCTGAACTTTAACTTTTGTGTTAGTTGCTTCACCTGCACCCAATGTAAAGAACTGAAGTATATTTGTTCTTTGACCTGAAATCAATTGTGATTGGATTACAGGAGTGTTTGCTTCCACTGCATCATAGTTAAATAATTGGTCACCCAAAACAGAACCTGATACTGATGCAGGTGTCCAACCTAAGTTAGTCCATGCTTGTGAAAAATATGCGTAAGAATATGCTTCTTTTGAACCTTTTGCATTTGTACCGAATACTGCATCAATTGTATTTGCTGCGGTGGGGAATAATGAAGCACTTATGGATGCACTAGCAACACTAGCACTTGGTACATTAAATGCGTAATTAGCACTTGATGTTACTTGTGCAGAGAATGCTGTTGCAAATGAAACACCATCATTATCTGTATTAAATAATAGACCCAATGAAGAACTTTGAGAACCACTGTACACTGTTAACATCAATGGATTCTGTTCCGTATATCCATCTACACCCGAAACACGACAAACCGTAACGGTTCCTGCTTCTCTCAAATAATTTTGAACAGTAAGAGGTGTATAGTAAGTATCATCTACTTTACCATACCATGTTTCTAAATCTGCTAAGGATGTTACAACTGTGGGTGTTAGAGGGCCTTCATTAAACGGGCCAATAACTGCTGCTCCAATTGCTGCTACTCCTTGTGCTAAAAATGAAAGGTCGTTCTCTCTTGTGAAAACTCCGGGTGATACTATTTTTTCTGCCATTTGTTTTTATTTTTAAAATTTTTGTTAAATTCTCCTAATAAATATTAATTTTATTTCCAAAACGATATTCGTTGCGGATATGTTTGTCAATAAATATAGATTTGTTTCTTAGACAATAAGTTTTTCCAATTTTTCTATAACATCTTTTGAAGTTATAGTTTTTGTGCATTCAAATTGCCTCGGTGTACCTTTGTGTTCCGGGCACCAATTCCAATCACCTGGATCAAATTTGTGTTTGTGCCAACAGCCTGTACAAACATTTTTGTTTATTATTCTAATACAATCTGTAAATTCTAAGTTTTCTTGAGTAAATCCAGATATTAGAACTACTTTCTTACCCATAGCCCATGCCAACCAACTAAGTCCGCTGGATATTCCTATAAAAAATTCAGATCCAGCTATTAGGGACATTGCTTCATTAATATCTTCTGGAATAATCGATGTCACTCCATCAGGATATTTGTTACCCATATAGTCAATTCCTTCTTTTGATATATAAACTGGTTGTAATCCTTTTGATTTTAAATACTCTGACACATCTTTCCAACCTGTAGGATTGTTCCAATATTTTGTTTGACAAGTGCTATGAAATCCTATTGAAACATATTTAGAGTACTTATTGTTTTTCCGAACTGTTTTTATATTAGGTCTTATCTCTTTGTAGTCCAATCCCAATATATCACTTGACACTTTTTGAAGAGGGCCAATTATAGGATTATTTGGATGTTTAGCAGAGTCTATTACACCATTTGAGTGGTAGAACAAACCTATGGTGTACATAGCTGTTATATTATTGGCAACTTCTCCCGGCTTTATAAATTTTATATGTGGGTATTCTTTTTCAAAAAAATCATTCCAAAATGTTGAACATATAATATTACATTCATGCTTTTTACCAAATTCTTCAACATACGGAAACCAAGCTATTGTATCTCCTAAAGATTTAGAATCTAATGCTATATAAACTGTCTTACCCTTGTAGTTAGTATTGTACTCATATATCAGTTCTTGATTATCATAAATTTTAATGTTCCAATCTACATAATATTTTATGTTAGTCCGTGACCAATGATTTGGTTTCATTCTATTTGAAAAAACTATTTCACCGGTTTTGTTATTTGTAAACAATACCTCATATTCCTTCACACCTTCTCCTAATATTTCTACAAAAGCACCATCTATGTTATTAATATTTATATTTGGTACATATTTTTTAGGAGGTATGTAATTTACATTAGTATTATTGTAATGTCTAATCAATTGTTCTTTCATACCCATTGTTTTTATAATTGGTTCAAATCCATATATTTTCAATAATTCCTTAGTTCTATTTTTCCAAGACATTTTTTCAGCCTGATGTCTAGCTAATTTTGAATACTTTTGATAACTTGAAAACACTTTCATTAGTCCTCTAATAATACTATCCGATGACCTATCTATTTGTATCAATCCATCCAAGTAATTGTTTTCTTCGAATGTAGCTAATACTGGCAATCCGCTAGACATGGCTTCTAATAATGTTAGATTGGGATGACCTGCTTCTAATACTGACGCGTGTATAAACACAGAATGTTCACTATATATTTTTTTCAATTCATTTTCCGATGCATTATAAATTATCTTTAACCCTGAGTAGTTTGGTGGGAATCTTTCAAAATATTTTTTGTTGTTATCAGGTCCAACAATTGTAATTTCCATACCCAATTTTTTTGCTGCCTCAATTGCAAAACCGAATCCTTTTCTATCTTCTGCTTGGTCATGAATGAATCCGTTATTAGCTACGCATAATAGTTTGTGAATAGTGGTCGTTTTATCATTTGTAAAATAATCCGTGTTTACACCATGTGAAAAGTATTCAGGTATTCCTTCAAACCAATCAACTAAATATTTTGCAGGAACAAATGCTCGTTTTGCATTTTTTATTGCTTCTAAATTCTCTCGGTAAACATTGGAATCTTTTCCATACAAATATGCATGATGGTCATGCATTGTAAAGTAATATGGTATACCTCTACGATGTGCTTCATTCGCTAAGTTGGCTACATGAATGTGGACTACATCGGTATCTTTTGGAATATCATCAAGATAAACAATTTTAGAATTGTGACCATAGTCCAATAAGCATAGATGCGTTTCCCAAATTATTTTTTCAACTGCACCCCATCCATTAGGAGGTATGGGAATTAAACCGGGTGTAACATTTACTATATTCATTTTATTTTTTAGGTTTATAAGCATATATGAAACCAACTAAATCATTTTGATTACAATGTCTGTACTCAACTACATAACCATTCTTTGATAATTTATCTTCTATCGGTTTGGGATTATTATGAAATTCTATAAAAAATTGATTTATTCTACTAAAGTCCTTTTCGTTTAACTTATCTATGACTCTAAATTCAGTACCCTCTATGTCCAATTTTAAAAGATTTATACTATCTTCTATATTCAGAATGGTATTAACATCAATACATTTAACAATTGTTTTGTAAACCTGTGCTTCTGGAAAATTATTTTTCAGATACTCACTACTGGCAACAGATGTTCCTATTGCTATATCAAAACTAATATCATTAGTTGTATCGCTCAATGCTTTGTTTACTAACAAAACATTTTCATCGTTCTTAAAATTTTTGTGCAAATAAAAATATGGTGATGGATCTGGTTCTATACTATAGATTCTTTTGGCTCCATTTTCTTTTGCATATAATGTAAAAAATCCTACATTAGCACCAGCATCTACAACAACATCGGACACATCCATGTTTTCGCATAAATCTCCATAAAAAAAGTCTATATAGGAAGGGCCAGTTGCATCCAATGAATCTGTATAGTAATGTTTATATTGCTTATTGTTTTGTTTATTAAGTGATAAGGATTCTGTTTGAATTAGTCTTAAATTTTCGTCATACACTTTTATTAAAAAACCAGAATAGTCGGAATTATTCAATATGATATTCTTCAACTTTTCACTAACCGGTGATATCCAACCATCGTGACCCGTTACATTATCAAAAACATATAATGGACAATCTATTGACAAATCAGACACAACTATCTTCACTTTTAATTGTTCACTTACTATAGATTCATAGTTGATTATACAAGTATTTTTATCTATGTAAAAATTATATATTTTCATTTTATAGAATTAAAGTTAAGAACGTATTTATGTATTTTTTCCAAATCTTTTACATAGAAAAATTCTTCAGTTTTGTTATGTTTACCAATCAATTGGTAAGATAACCTAACCTTTTTTACTAAGTTGATATCAGGTAGTGAGTATATTCTGTAACAATTATTACCCATTTGCATTTTGTCAATACTAAATACAACATTATCATCGTATTCAACTAATACATCGTATATTGTATTGTAAGCACTCATTTGTGTGTTAAATATTACAAGCTGCAAATCATATTTGTTTTCATTTTTTTGAGGATATATGTGAACTATAAAATTTGATAAACTTATACTACTTTGATAAGACCTTGACAAATTTATATGGTCAGTAGTATTCCATAATTCACTTGATTCTTTTTCAGTAATTATTTCAAATATACTATCATTTGGATATACATTATTTATAATATGTTCTATACAAAATTCAAATCCTGTGTTCCCCCAAAAATTAATCCAATTTATTTTTGATGAATACCAATTATCTTTAACTATGTAACTGTTATATAATTTGTTAGAATTAAAAATCATAATCGCTGGCCACACAGGCAAGTCCATAGTTAATTCTTTAAAAAAGAAACAATTTTTATTATCACGATTCAGTATATTAATTTTGTCTTCTATTAATTTTTTATAACCAGCCGAAGGAACTGGTATATCATATTCCAAATAAACAACCCAATCATAGTTGTTAATATGTGATATTATAGATCCGTTTCTCAAAAGAGATAATGCACATCTTGAATATTCAGGTTTAATGTGAATCCGAGTATTCCAATCATTTCCTGCTAACCATACATTGCTAAATCCTATTGAACAATTTTTGTCATTTAATAACTCTGTATTTGTATAAAAGTCTTGTATATCCACATATTCATTGTCGTAGTCATAATAAAGATATTTAACATATTTGACTACATCGTTTAAATATTGATTTGAATGCATTACCATGCATACATCTATGTTTTGCTCTTTTAAATGCTTTAATGTATCAACTACGATATCCCTTTTAGTATCAGTATTTATATAAGATGCTAGTACAACTAAATAATTATTCATTAATTCTCAATTTTCTATAAACGATAATGCTGCATCTATATCAACTTGATTTTTAAATCCATGGTAAAGTAATACATCATCTGAGTTATGTATATACTCCCAATCTGCTCCATGTGAATCTATATTTTCACCAACATGACTATTGTTTATTTTTAAGCTTTCCACTTTACGAACAACTTCTGGATTATTTGTATTTACAAATGAAAATCCTAAGTTATTTATAACACCTCTTTTCCATAGGCATATGTTAAAGGGTGTTTCGTCTGCGTATGGAAAATATTCTTTAGGATATTTTTGTAAATATTGATTTTTACACATTGATATGTATTCTTCAAAAAAATCAGTACAATATGAATTAAAAGAATAAAAGCAAGACCAGACATATCTTTGAGACCTCTGACTTACATTAAAGTAATTCATCATTTTAGTTTCATTATATATCTTGTAATTACCATCCACTATTTCCCAAATATAAGGGTATTCATGCGGGCCATAACTTGCTAATGGATATGGGTTGTTATGTTTTATTCTATCAAATGAAAACCTTTTGGAAAATAAAACATCCGTATCTGTAAATGCATAATATTCTCCGGGAAATAAATTCATTGTTAGTAGAGACAAATCAGCCTTATAAAAATGAAATCTTGGATATTCCGGTTTATAAGGTATTCTAATCTTATGTAAATTAGTAAATTCAAATTCACTATCAAACCCTATCGTGTAATAGACAATCTTAACATCATCTTCAACTTTTTTACCAAGCGATTTAATACATCCAATAGCCTGATGTTCGCAATTTTTATCACTGTATAAGAATAAGACCATATTATTATTTTTTAAAGGTATACCATTGTTTCCAATAAGGTTCTTCCAATGTTTCAAATATATGTAAATTGTTCTCTTTTACAAACTCATTTACTGCTCTTCTTACTCCGAATTTTCCAGCATAAGTACTTTCATTTCCTACAGTAAGCCAAATATCACCATCATCCGGTATATAATCGTCACCGCAGAACAATCCACCTTTTTTTATCTTTGGCCACCAAGCTTTCAAATCTCTTACAACAGCTTCATATGAGTGGTCAGCATCAATGTATATAAAGTCAAAATATTCATCCGGAAACATATTAGCGGCTGATACACTATCCATTCTAATCACATGAGCTCTATCTTGCCAAGGCTTTATATTTTCGCAAGTTTTTATCAAACAATCATAATGGTATTTATCATCTTGACCATTCATGTCTATGTAACTATCTATGTGTCTCCAAGTGTCCACTAAAAATAGTGTTCCTTTGTGCCATCTCTCTAATATTATTTTAGAGTAATCCCCTTTGAGAACTCCTATTTCAACACCCTTGCCATTTGGAAATAAATTATTTACCAATGAAGCTAAGTCCCTTTTATTTCCACATGGATTTTTTATTAAGTGATTTTCTATATTCATATTGTGTTTTTTAGTTGCAAAAATACATTCACTAGTCGCAGCATATTTTTGCATATTTGAATTATCTATTAGTTCCTCTATATTGTAATTATTGCGTATCAATTTATTCTTTAGAGCGTTATATTTTTCTATGTAATCCTTTTCAAAAAAGTGACATTCAATAAATAAGTTATTGATATTATCAAATAATTTGTCATCTAATTTTTCTAAGATTGCATATTCTCCACCCTCTATATCCATTTTTAGTAGGTCTATAGTTTCCACCTTATGTAGTAAATCTTTTATTGTAATTGTATCAACTTCATAGATATTATCACCCTTTACACCTGCCATATGATTTTGCAATGTATCAGGTGATAGTGTGCTACTTATAACTGGATTTTCTTTTGACTGATAGAATTTTATTTTTTCATTAGATACTGATAATGCTTTGTCAATTATTTCTACACTATTTACTTTTGAAAAGTTATTTTTGAGGTCTTTTAATGCAAGGGTATCACACTCTATTGAGTATATTTTTTCAGCAAATTTATTTTGTAGCATATACTCTGTAAAAATTCCCACATTTGCACCGGCATCCACTACATTTTTGTATTGTCTATCTAACCATTTTGAATATTTTTTTTCAATAAAAAACTCAACATAGTTCATATGGTTGGGTATAGAATTTGTAAGTTTTACTTTTGGAATATCTACAAATCTATAAAAGTATGGCACTTCATATAGTAATTCATCGGTGTCACATTTGTAAACACATACCTTAACGCCTGTAAAATAATCGTTATCTTTTAAACGCATATAGTCTTTTGAAACAGGAATCATCCAATATTCTATATTTTCAGGCAACATATCGTGTTTAGTAGACCATATTACTGTGTCTGATTGATAATGTTTTATGGATATAATAAATGGAAAATCTATTCTACTATTAGATGAGTAGTATAATTTTTGCTCATCTTCATCCCATCTAATATTCATTGAAAATGTATCTAGTTTGTTTTCCATTTTTTTGAACTTCAAATTTTCTACTATGAGTTGTTGATTCTTTGTAAGACTTGTATAATCAAGATATTCAATATTATCAAATTTATCAAAATAATTTTCATAAACAGATAAGTTGTATATCAACGATGGTACTTTCCAACTAATTGCTTCTCTGATTACCAAAGGCATAGTTTCCTTATCATGTTCAGAACCACGAGATGTGAACAGAAATAAATCTGCTGCTTGATAAAAGTTTTCTACATCAGTTCTTTCGTTCCACCACTTACAATTAGATGGAAAATCTTTCATCAACGGTTCCCAATAATACTTAAAATTATCAGCCTGATTTCCTATGAAATGAAATTGAATCGGATAGTCTTTTAATGCTTTTGCATATTCAATTATTTCTGCTTGATTTTTTCTCGGTGTAAATAGTCCAACATTAATAATGTGTTTTAGATTAGGATTCATTCCTAATTCTTTTTGAGCTTGTTCTTTTGTTTTTGTTCTTTGAAAATATTCAATTGGATACTCTACAACATCGGATGGTATTCCTAATTCTTTATACAGACCTACTTGATACTGACTTACAAATAAAAATTTGTCTGGAAAAAATCTTTTGCTTTTTGAACTTTGACTAGAGTCGTGAGAGGTTTCTATTATAGAGTAGTTTCTTTCTTTTGAGTAAAGTTTTTCTGAAATGTCATATGACATGAATAATTCAGGTATCTCTTGTAAATGAACTACTTCAGGATTAATACGTTTTATTACTTCAAATAATTCTTCTTTTTTTTCTCCTAGTGTTATAAGTCTATTACCTAATAGTGTTTTTATTTTATTCCTTTGTACAACTAAGACTCCGCCAGTCACATCACCCCACTCAACGCAATAAATCTCAAATTCATCTTTCAATAACTCCATTTGTTTATAGAGATACTGTGGCATTCCACCCGTAGAAAGATGTGGAGCAATATAAAGTATTTTGCGTTTCATATAACTTATTTGGAACCTAATATAGTATAAATATTTCTATTTACAAAATGAGGTTAACTTATTATCAAAATAATATTTTTTTAAGGGAGTCTATCTCTCTTTGCTGTTCTTTTATTGCTTCTATCAACAAAGGTATTATTTTTTCGTATTTAACAGCTTTATACCCATTATTCCTAGTAGTAACAACCTCTGGCAATATTTTTTCAATTTCTTGCGCTATAACGCCGACATCTTTACCGGAATTTCCGTGGATTTTTGTATTTTCTATCCAAGTAAAGTTTATTCCATTTATAGATTTAATTTTTTCTATTGCATTTTGTATTTGCGTTACATCTGTCTTTAGTCTGTAGTCAGATGTTGAAAATGCTACAATATCATTAGATGCGTCAATTCTTCCGACCGTAGCGCTTGGTGTTATCAATCCAACAGCTAAAGATGTAGCTACTTGAGATGAACCGGACACCACCAATCTATGTCCGGGGCTTGTAGTACCTACTCCTAAACCCGTAGAATTTATATAAGCAAAATTAGTTCCACCATTTATACTTCTAAAATAGTGATTTGTATTATCATAGTAGTTTCCTGCATCACCTGATCCTCCTAAATATATACCTGCAGTACCTGCTTGTGTATAGAGAATATTATAATTTCCAGAATTAACTCCAAAATTATATCCTGCTAAACTTAAAGTTCCGTTTACATCTAATCTAGAAACAGGTGATATAGTTCCCATACCAACTCTACCATCGTGTCCAATATAAATTCTTGTTTGTGCACCACTTACATACGCATCAGTAGTTGCTATGTACATCTTAGTACCATATGTGCCATCAGAACGAATATATATACCTGCTTGTGCATTTGTTCCACTTGAAGCATCACTTGCTCCAAATGTTATAGCATTGCCAAAATTATCGGTAGCAGAGCCTGGATCTAAATGTATTGTTCCATTTGAAGTACCCGGTGTCGTTTCATTCCAATCCGCTGAACCACCTTCTATATATGTTGTACCGGTTACGGTTAATAAACTACCATTAAAAGTAAGATTTGCTTCCGCATTTGCACTATTAACTCCACCATCCGATGTTAGCACTCTATTGTCTGCTGCATTGGTTAGTGTAGTAAATCCCGTACCACTTGAGCCAGATGAGCCTGTTGAACCACTTGAGCCTGTTGAACCAGACGAACCACTTGAGCCTGTTGAACCAGACGAACCACTTGAACCTCTCGTTCCACTTGAGCCAGATGTTCCACTTGAACCACTTGAGCCCGTTGAACCAGACGAACCACTTGAACCTCTCGTTCCACTTGAGCCAGATGTTCCACTTGAACCACTTGTTCCACTTGAACCACTTGAGCCTGTTGAACCAGAGGAACCACTTGAACCACTTGTTCCACTTGAACCACTTGAGCCTGTTGAA